CTGCCGCGTCCCCCGCCGGGTGGCCCTCCCGCCCCCCAAGTGCCTGGGTGAAAGAGGCGCCGGGACTGTCTATGCCTCCTTTCGCACAGAGTCGCGGTCGGGGATTTTACCGAGGTCTTCACCGTTGAGCATGGCCGCCGCGCGGTCATACATGTTCTGCCAGACGGGGATGCGCTCGTCGTTCTTCAGGAACGGTGTCGCCTCCAGCAGCGTGCCATAGAGCAGGAGCTGCGGGGCGTATTCCGTGATCCAGTTGCTCTGGACGGCGTCGTCCAGAAGCGGCGGGAGTTCGTAATACAGGATTTCGAACGGGTAGTCTTGGTTCGGCGTCGGCGCGATCAGCCAGTGCTCGTAATCATAGTCGCTGTAGAAGATCGGCTCGTCCGTCAGCGTCGGGTTGGGCCAATACGACCGCAGGTACTCATAGACGCGCGTGAAGAGCGTCTTGCGCTCGTCGTTCGTGGCCCCGACGCCGATGGCCATGGAGACCGTGTCGCGCCAGCGGTCAGGCTTGGCGTAGACCGACTGCCCCGCGATCAGGTTGCCGGACACGACGTTGATGAAGCCTTCGACCTTCAGCTCGCGCGCAATGCGACGCTCGGCGAGATTGATCAGGCGCGGGATTTGCTCGTAGACGACGGCGTCGGACGCCATCGTGGCACCGCGCTCAAGATAGCGGCGGACGTCCTGCTTGAGCGTCTCGAATGTCATCGTCGTGGCCATGGCGTGACCCTATATCATTTTGCGTTGGTAAAGGACAGCCCCGCCCGGAGGCGGGGCCGTTCTCGTTACGAAATCGCGTTGCGGATGGTCATGCCGAGGATGGCCGTCAGCACGAGCTGAGAGGCTTCCACGACGTTGACGTCGCCGACGAGATAGGATGCGACCGCCGACAGGATGGCGACGCCACCGACGACATAGGTCTTGTACCCCTTGAGCATGCTTATTCTCCTTCACTCTTGAGCCATGCCGCCACATCGAACGAGGGGCACGACTTCTTCCATTCGCTGGGTTCGATGACGCCGTCTCCGTCGAGGTCGGGAGACCAGTCGCGATGCCCGCGAATTACGATGCCCGGATAGCGGGCTTTGTACGTGCGGACGAGGGTCAGAAGGGTCTTCTTCTGCGCATCCGTCCGCGTGTCTTTCGGCCCCCGCATCTTGGCGTCCATCCCGCCAATATAGCAGATGCCGATGTTGCCGGTGTTCTTGCCTCCGACGTGCGCGCCCTTCTGGTCGTCGCGCAGAGTGCGGTGCATCGAGCCGTCCAGCTCAACGACCCAGTGGTAGCTGATCTGGCCGAACTTGGCCGTGTCCCACTGGTTGATCTGGGCTGTGGTGACGTGCCTGCCCTCTGGCGTCGCCGCGCAGTGAATGGTCAGGAATTTGACGGGACCGAGCGCTGGCATCAGTTCATCTTCAGAATGATGCTGATGAGCAGCATGATGATGGCCCCCGCGACCGTCAGGCCGACGCCTTCCAACCGCTTCAGCCGAGCACAAATCCCTTCATACCGAAGGGCACAAACCGCCTCGTGCGTGTCCAGCCGAGCAGCAGTATCTTTTGCGACCATTAGCAATGCCTCACTTCAAATTGCGCAGTTTGTAGATGGTGGAGAGATAGACGCCGGTAAGGCTGTCGATCAGGTTGGCGACCGCGCGGTTGCCTTTGCAGATCGCCTCGTGGTTCTTCTCGATCCACGCCGCGTCGGCCTCAAGCAGATCGAGGATGTCTTCCTTGATGTCGGTCGGAGCCGGGATGTTGCCGACCAGTTCGAAGGCGCCCTGATACGCCTCAACAAGAGCGTCGATGGCGTCGATGACGTCGTCGTAGAACGACCCGAGCGCCTGATGCTTGGCGTAACTCCCTGTGCCCGTCGCGCGCCAGTGCTGGAAGTGCGCCGCGTTGCGGGCGTAGAAGACGCGGCTGATGAGTTGCTCGATCATGCGGCGCTCCATGGAAGCGGCGGCGTAACCACCGGGGGGTTGATCTGGTCGGCAATCTGCTGCGCAACTGCGGCCTCAAGCGCCGTGACTTGTTCGGCGCCCATCGCGGCCCGCACCCAGCCGACGACCTGCGCCTCCGTGAGATCGGCGTAGGGTGTGAACGGCGCAGCGGGGTCGAGCGACACAGATTGCGTGCCGTAGACGGAGCCGGTGCGCGTGCCGTCCACGCCGGAAAGGGTCCAATGGACGTTGAAGACGACGTCGGTGTTACCGTCGGCCTCCGGGTACGCGTCCATCTGCACGATGGCCCAAGTGTTGGTAATCGCCATGGATCGGCCTCCTACTACAGAATACTGAAAAATGCACCCGTGTTTCCGCCGGGGGCTGGCGGAGCTGTAAAGTTCCAGCCAGTATTGCCCCCGCCGTTGGTGCTGGTGGTGTTCGCGTACCAGCCCGCGCCACCTGTCGCAATCGAGTTGCTGATCGACAAATAATTGACCGAGACGGTACCCGACGCCTTCGACAACGTGTGCGTCGCCGCAGTGGTGCTGCCGACCGTAATCAGGTTCCCGGCTGTCCCGCTCAGGTTGAAGTTGAGAAAGGTGTTCGTGGTGCCAGAAGAGAACAGGACGGATGCGGGTTGCACCGTATTCGTGATGTTGTTGAAGGTGTTAGACCCCGAGATTGTCAAGGCCCCGAGGCCACCCTGATTGAGAGTGCAGTTGTAAACGACGCCCGAGCCAGCAAAGGTCTTGGCGGTTGAACTCGTCAGCGAGATAGTGCCCGTGCCGGTGCCCGCCGAAGTCGTCAGTCCACCCGCCGCGCTGAATGGTGTTCCGCTTCCGACGAGCGTCAAATTTCCGCCATTGAACCGGAGCGTCTTGGTCCCTGTGCCTGTGCTGTAGCTTGATGCGCTCAGGGTCATCCCATTCAGATCGAGCGTGCCCAAAAAGTGAGACACAGAAGAGGTCGTCGCCACTGAAGTGGTGAGGGTGTACGTTCCGCCCGCCGCCGCATAGATCGCGAGCGACTGCGCAAAGTTGGTGCCATTACCGGCGATCTGCTGCGAGCCTCGGCCCGTAAAAGTCAGCGTGCTCGCCGAGGAGAGCGTTATATTGACCCCATTCAGCCAGTTCCCATGGACCGTGCTGGACGAACTTATAATCAGCGTGAACGCGGTTGACCGCGTTGACATGTCAACGGTGCCGACGATGTAGCCACCCGACCAAGTGATGCTGGTGGCTGCTCCTGCGTTGTTGAAAATGGCCGTGTCTTGCGCCAGCGGCATATTGGCCGTGGAGGGCGTGCCGCCGCTTGTTGTGGCCCATCCAGCCGTCCAGTTCTGCGTCCCGGTCAGGTTCCAATAGACCGTCTTGGGCGCGGTGAATGTGATGCCGGTGTTGCCGCCAGCATCGCCGCCAGACGTTGTCGCGCTCCACGTCGCGGCACCCGCGCCAGTGATATCGCGGAAGTCGCAATTCGAGAGCGACACCGCAGCAGCCGTGACCGTGCGCGTGGTCCCAATCGTGCCAGATACCAAAGCGACGCGACGCAGGTTGCTGGCCCCGCTAAGGGTCAGTGTGCCCGTCACCGTCAGATTGCCGTTCAACGACAGGACCGCCAGTGCGTTACCGGCAGGCGGTGTCAGCGTCAGGTCTTTCACCGAGGCGATGTTCATCTGCGGCGTCGGCTGCGTGGTATTCGTGAAATTGAGGATGTTGAACGTATAGCCGACGGCGTTCACAGTCGCCGAGTTCGACGAGAGAACGACAGTCGAAGTGCCCGCATTGAAGGTCAACGCCCCGCTGAAACTGATACCAGCGCCCCCGTTCAACGTGACCGTAGAGCCGTTAAGGCTGATGGTACGCGCGGTTGCGCCTGTCGAAGAGATCGACGCTGCTGCGAGGGCAAAGTTGCTCGCGGACGTGCTGAACGTGCCAGCCGTCTGTGAGATAGCGTTTGCGGTAGTGAGAGCTGCGCCCAGCGTGTACGATCCCGAGCCGAAGAAGCCGAGCGTATTGGACAGAGCGACGTTGATCGTCAGCGTATGTGTGCCGGACCCAAAGAAGCTGATCTGGCCGGTGTACGTGCGCGTGACGCCAGTCGCTGCCACCGTCATGCTGCCGTAGACCGACAGTGTGACTGTCCCCGCCCAAGTGACGTTTCCGGTTGCGGGGCCAGCCATGGTCATGTCCGCGCACGTCGCGCTGGTGGAGACGGTCACCGTGTACGCAGCCCCGCTGGAGGCGCTGTTGAAGAAGACGTTATCGGCTGACGTCGGCGCAGATGCCCCGCCAGCGCCACCAGACGTGGCCGACCAGTTGGTCGTGGTGACGTTGTCCCACGTCCCCGTGCCGCCGACCCAGTAGCGATCCGCCATGAGCTATTCCGCCTGCTCGTTCGCGGTCTCGATAAACGCGATCCAGTTATCCAGACGGCGCTGCTTCTCGGCGGCGATTTCCTCGTCCGTCATTGGTGCGTCGTCGGGCACCCAGATCGCGTCAGCGAAGCGGCCATATTTGGTGGTGAACTCAAAGTCGATTTTCATCATGCCTCCTGCGACACTGCGATCACGTCCCAGCGAAGGTCCGTGGAGTTGTATTTGCAGCCGATGTAGACCGTCTTGTTTGCGACCGTCGTGGTGGGCAGCGTAACGCCGACAGCGCGATATGCGCCCGACGAGCCGGTGGTCCACGTCAGCGCGCGGCCCGTGCCATTGTCCTTGATGCGGATGACCAGCGATTGACCGTCTGATGGCGTCCCAGAGGGCGCTGCGAGGGTCGCCGGGACCGCGAGGGCCGTGACGGACACCTGCGTGTCGCTATTGGCGTTGGGCGTGATCGTGGCCGCCGACGCGACCGACTGGACGTTGGGAATGATCTTGGCCGACAGCGTGACGTTGCCGCTAGTGTCGATCCGCATCCGCTCAGCGCCGTTGGTGTTGATCGCCAAGATGCCGCCGTAGCCTGCATACCCTGCGGTCAAGGTCATCAGGCCGGTGTTGCCCTGCATGCGCAGGCTGCCACGCTCCGTGTTGACAGAGCGGATGATGAAGCCGTTATTGTCGGTGGCTGTCAGTGTATCGACCGAGATATTCGCACCCGCCCCGAGGACGTTGAGCTTGTCGAACATGACCGAGGTTCCGATACCGACGTTGCCGCTGGTGTCGATGCGCATGCGTTCGGTGTTGCTGGAGCCAAGGAGAAGCGCACCGGATGACGCTTGGACGAAGCCCTGCCCTCCAGAACCGCTGCTAGTGACGATGGAGATACGAGCGTCCGTGCCGCTGCTTTCGATCTGAGCAGGGATAGAACTTGCTGAGTATACCGATAGAGTGCGGGATGGCGAACTCGTCCCGATGCCGACGTTGCCCGAGCCAAGGATCGAGAGCGGGGTATTCTGCGCCGCTGCTCCAGAGCGCATCGTGAAGTCGATACGTGCGGTCGATGCGTCGTACGTGTCCGAGAAGGTCGTGACCAGTTCGCCCGAGCTGCTGCGCTGGATTTTGAACGAGTACGTGCTGCTGCCGAGCGCGATGCCATTGTTGAACGGGACCGACAGGAGTTCCCATGGTGCCGTGGTCCCGATACCGACTTTGCCTGCGCTGTCGATGCGCATGCGTTCGGAGCCATTGGTGTAGAACGTCGAGAAGCCACCAAATGCCGCGAACCCAGAGGTGAGGCGCGTTTCACCCGAGGATGCCTCCGCCTTGAGGCTGGCAAACTCGGTGCTGTCCGAGGCCATGACGAAGCCGCGCAGGGTTGCACTCGACGCGCTTGCGAGTGCGGAGCGGACGTTTCCGCCAAAAACCTCCAGCTTAGAGTTGGGCGAACTCGTCCCGACCCCAACATCGCCCGACGAGGTGATCCGCATGTATTCCGCGCCGCCCGTGCTGCGGAACACCTGCGTATTGAAGTCCTGATTGAGCGTCGTCGCGGTGACGCCCCGAAACTGGACGACCCCGGTGGCGCGGGTGATGCTGTGATAGAAGTAGCTGCCACCCGCCTCGACGGAGACGGCTGCCGCCGACGACGCCCCCGTGCTGAGATTGGTGTAGTTGATACCGCCCTGCCCGTTGAGGGTCTCTTGCACGTCCAGAAGCGTCACCGGGGCGGTCGTGCCGATCCCGATGTAGCTTCCGTCTTGGTAAACATTCGAGGCGGACACCGCCGAGGTGCCGTTGCCCATGACCAGATAGTTGGCCGCGAGCGACGTCGCACCCGTGCCGCCGTTGGCGACGCCAAGCGTTCCGCTCAGCGTCAGCGTACCGGACGTCGTGATCGGCCCCCCGCTGAACGTCAGGCCCGTCGTGCCGCCGCTGGCGTTGACGCTGGTGACCGTGCCGAGCGGGTTCGCAGACCACTGGAAGGCCGAGCCGCTCCATTCGAGGAACGTGTTTGCGACCGTCGGCGCGACGATAAAGCTCGTCGCCCCCGCGCCAGTCTGATACGCGATTTGATTGGTCGAGCCGCCCGCAAGGTTCGTCGCCGTGCCGACAGTGATGCCCGACGGTGCGAGGTTGCGCCAGTACCCGCCCGCGCCGTAATACTGGAGCAGATCAAGGTTCGTGGGCGCCGTGAGCTGCACGTTGCTGTCGGTGCCGCCGAGGACCGAGCCGTGATTGACCTCGACTTGAATGGACCCCGAGCCGCCATTGCCCGCCTTGATGAGGATGCCGACCTGAACCTTGATGTTCGGTGCCACCGGCTTGATGTTGGTCGGGTTTCCGGTGACCGGATTGTACCAGATGACATCGCCGTCAGCCCACGTCTCACCATAGGCCGTGCCGTTGGTCGTGATGCCGTGGACGACACCGAACGACGTCACCCGACCGAAGCCGTTGAGCGCGATGTTTTCCGTGGCGACGCCGACGATGCGGTCGCCATCGGTGATACCTGCGACGGTTGGGGCGAAGGTGATGACGCCCGAGGCACCGACAGTGCCCGTTTGGTAGATGATCTGGAGCGGGCTGTCGGTGATGGCCGCAGACGCCTTGCCGTAGACGAACAGCTCTTCGCCGATCTGCTGCGTGATGTTTCCGCCGCCCATGCCCATGTTGAGCGAGCCGTTGATCTGGTCATACCACAGCCGCCCTGCGGCGAGCGGCGTGGCCGCGCCGCTGTCAAACTGGATGTACGTCGGCGTGCCGATGGAGCCGGTGATGCCCGACATCGACGTGATGTCGCTGTTGGCACCAGAAGCCGCAGCGCCGAGGTTCGTGCGCGCACCGGCAGCCGTCGTCGCCCCAGTCCCGCCGTTGGCGACGACCAGAGTGCCGCCCAGTGTCAGAGTGCCCGACGTCGTGATCGGGCCGCCCGTGAACGTCAGGCCGGTGGTGTTGCCTGAGGCGTTCACAGACGTCACAGTGCCGCTGTACGCGTCGCTGGAGGTGATGGTGAAGTTCGGATAGGTGCCGGTGACGGTGGTCGTCCCCGCGCCCGTCAGCGAGACGATTTGGTCTGGGGCCGTGTTGACGACGGTGATCGAGCCGGACGACGTGATCGGGCCGCCGGAGACGCTGATGCCGGTGCCCGCCGTCAGGTTGACCGACGTCACGGTCCCCGTGAAGGCGTCGTTCGACGTGATGGTGAAGTTCGGATAGATGCCGGTGACTGTCGTCGTGCCAGCGCCCGTCAGCGAGACGATCTGATCCGGCGCGGTGTTCGTCACCGTGATCGAGCCAGCCGTCGTGATCGGGCCACCAGAAACGCTGATGCCCGTGCCTGCCGTCAGATCGACGCTCGTCACCGTGCCGGTGCCGGTGAGCGTTTGCCAGTACGGAGCGCCGACGCCGCCCGCCGACGTCAGCACCTGCCCGGCGCTGCCCGCCGTCGGCGTCAGATACAACTTGTCGTTGCTGGAATAGGCTACGGCACCGACAACAGGAGACAGACTGTTGCCGGTGCCTCCACGGGACAAGGGGAGCACGCCTTGCGTTTCCGTGGTGTCGCTCAGGTCCACCGCTGGGTGGACGTGATCTTCACGCGCGGCAACAGTCGAGACGCCGGGGCTACCGGGTCCGAGAGGCTCAGGCGTTGCGGAGGAGAAATTGACAGAGAAGGTGCGGTTGGCGGACAGGTCGCCACCGCCGCTCAGGCCGCTGCCAGCCGTGATCGTACGGCTGGTGGGCACGTACCCGGTCAACACGATGGGCGTCTGCGTGACGCTCGTCACGCGGCCCTGCGCGTTGACCGTAATCGAAGGGACGCTGTCTGCCGAGCCGTAGGTGCCTGCGACCACGCCCGTGGTGCTCAGGCGGCTGTCATCCACACCCCCCGGAAGGATGTACAGCGTGCGGTTGGCGGACAGATCGCCCCCGCCCCCAAGGCCGCTGCCGGTGTTGACTTCACGGGTGGAAGGCACGGCGCCGACGGCGGCGATGTTGGCAAACTGGACTTTGTACGTGCGCCCGTCGATGACGTACGACATGTAGCCGAGCGTGCTCGACCCGAGGTACTCGGGGAGCTGCGTGATGCGGGTCGGGATGAGGTTTGTGGGAACGTTACTCAAAACTCGTCATCCTCGAAAAAGATCAGGTAGTCGTTGCTGTTTTCAGCGATGAGGAATTGATCGCCGTTCTGCGCGATGGTGCCCGACGGGTTCGTCGAGATCGGCGTGTCCGGCCTCGTAAAAGGCAGCAGGATATTGTCCGGCTGCCGTGCTGGCAGGCGGTACGGGTCATAGTGGTCGCGGTCCTTGTCGCACACCAGCAGGCCCGGCGAGTTGGGGTCGGGTTGCAGGTCGTCGAGCGGCATCTTGATCGAGCAGCGCCCGCAGATGCCGATGGCCAGCGTCGTGTTGCCACGCGTGTTGATGAAGCGCGGCATCAGCCGTCCAGCGCCACGTCGGGGCGCGGGAAGCGCAGGCTGATGTCTTCCGGCTGCCGGGGTGGCTCACGCCACGGGTCGAAGTCATCGACGTCGTCGATGCACACCTTGAGCGTCGGGATGTTCCGGTCGCTGTACAGGTCGTCGATAGGGAACTTGCGCTTGCAGCGGTCGCAGATGCCGATGCCGAGGTGGTTCCGACCGAGGGTGTTGATGTAGCCTTCAACAGCCATGGTCTCTACCTCGTGTACGGCGAAATGTTCGGGGCGATCATCATCGGGCTGTTGTCGCGCTCTTCCATCTGCGCGATGTTGAGTGCGGTCGCGGCCTTCTGGTCGAGGATCGGGATGAGGTTGACGTCCACTTCGACAAGCTCAAGAGCCAGCTTCGCTGCCAGACCCGCCACAATCGCCTCCAGCCAGCGCTGGGGCACTTCGACGTCCTGCGTCATGGTGCCGACGTCCATGATGTACCGCTGGCGCCACACGACGATCTGGCAGACCGTGGCGGCGTTGTTCGGCACCGGCCAGAGGTGCATGATCGGGTTGTTGACCTGACGGTCAAACCAATATTGCAGCGGACGGTTGGACTGAAACGCCTTGTTCGGCAGCGCCGTGTAGTCGTCCCTGTTCATCCGGGCGAGCGGAATTTCGGTCGGCGTGTTGGCCAGATAGATGCGGCTGAAGCCCAGCGTCCCCGAGGTGGCGCGCACGCGGAAGTAGCGAGCCGCAACGCTGCTATCGAGGTCGTACCAAGTCCACTCGCCTGCACTGGCTGAGGGCGTCTCGGACTGCACTTCGACCCACACCGCGCCGTCGTCGGAGCGCTCAAGGACGATAGGGACGGACGCTGCGGACCACAGGATGCCGACGTTGGCGACGAACGTCGCGTCGGTGAAGTCCACCTCGCGGTACGTGCTCGTGTCGTAATTGATGCCGGTGACCTGCTGAAGCCAACGGAAGTTGCTGTTCAGGACATCAACGGTGCCGTCGGTCATGGTGATGTTGCCGACGCCGTCGTAGAGCGGGTAAATCTGCTTCTCGATGCACCAGAGCGGCACACCTTGGTTCGCCAGATCGGAGAGCAGCAGGTAGAGCTGGTCGTTCGCGATGTCGATGTATTCAGCGGTGATCTGCTCCGCCGTCAACTTGCAGCGACGCACGGCGTTGTCGATGACACGCCGCGTGTTGAAGACCGTCTGGGAAACCGTGTTTGAAAACGCCATTTGGATGTGCTCGCTTGGTTATCGCAGCAGCAAGCCGAAGGCAGCAAGCATCTCTAGCGCGGGTCTTATACAGGATCGGGCGGCCAGCGGCAAGCCAGCCGCCCACCCCTGTTCAGCACTTGCCCTTGGGCATCGCGGCGAGGCCGCCCTTCTTCAGCGGGATGCGCAGGCTGGACGCCGGGCCATAGCCGGTTGCGTCGATCAGTGGCCGCTTCGGCGCGACTGGGACCGCGCGCGGCGGCAGCTTCTTGGCTGGCACGTTGACGCGTTCCTTGGACATGCGCTCGCGCGCCATGCGGACACCCTTGGCGCCCTGTGCCATCTCGTCCTTCGACATGCGCGACATCAGGACGTCGTCGGCCTCAGCGGAGCCGCCCATGGCCTTCTTCATCGGCACCTTGGCACCGGCCTTGCGGGCTTCGCTCAGGGCGATGGCCGTGGCCTGCTTCTGGTTGGTGACTTCAGGGCCGTGCTTGGAGCCGCTGTGCAGCTTGCCGGACTTGAACTCGCCCATGACCTTGGCGATCTTGGCCGCGCCCTTGACGGCGCCGCCCTTGGCGTAACCGTCACAGGCTCCGCCCTTCATGTACTGCGTCTTCGTGCTGTTCTTGAAACCGTCCATGTCACTTGCCCTTCTTTCGCGCTACCGCGAGGTTATCAACGAGATTTGGATAGGGTCGGCCAGCGGCTTCAGCGCGGCGCTTGGCAGCGGCCTTCTTTTTGACCGAGAGGCTTTTCGGCTTCCCGAGGTCTTTGGGGCGCTTCTTGTCCCAGACGGCCAAATCTTCCATGTCAGCAGTCCCACTTGCGGAGCGACAGGGCCTTGCGCGTCGGGCGCCCCTTTTCGTCCTTCATCGGCCCCGGCATCCCGCTCATCCGCGCGCAGAAGCTCTTGCGCCGGGCGGCTGCCTTGGGAGATTTCTTCGCCTGCATCGCGCTGACGGGCGGCTTGATGTCGTGGCCTTGGGCGCGCAAGGAGGCCCGGCCCTTGGCGTTCAGGCCGCCTTCGGGGTTCTGGCCTTCCTTGCGCGTCCATGCGCCCCCGCCTTCTGCCATGGCGAGGCCGCCTTTGGCGCGTGGCTTGCCGACCATGTCGCGCATGTACGTGTTGCGGGCGCTGACGAACTCTTCCTCGCGCAGATGCCGGTCAGGGTCGTTGCTCAGCGACGTGGCGAGGCCGCCCTCTTGAAAGCGCGGCTGCATCGGCGTCTGCGGGCGAATACCAAGGGCGTCGTCGATCTGCCGCTTGGCGCGCTGGATGGCTAGATCGTAACCCGCCATCGCCTATCAGTCCGCGTACGACTTCACCATCTCAAGCACGATGGAGTACGTGTCTCCAGCCGATGCGCCGATGGTGGTGAACAGGATGTTGCCGGTCTTGCCTGCGCCTGCGTTGTTCGGGAGCTGGATGCGCTTCCCGTGGTCGAAGGTGTACATGCCCGGCGCGAGGATCACAGCCGGAACGTCTGCGGTTGCGTCCCAGAGGAGCGCGACGGACATGCCGTTGACCGAGGCGTGGATGCGGTCGAGCGTGACGCCGTCGCAGGCCTTGTTGGAGAAGCTTTTCGCAAGTGCGGTGACATCGACCTTGAGCACGGCGGTCTCGCCAGTGCCGTCGGAGATGTTCGTGAATTTCATGACGGCTTCGCGCTCACCGTCGAAGATCGTCTGGGAGGTAACTGCGTCGGCCATCCGTTTGTTCCTTGATAATCAGGGGCCGCCCGGAGACGGCCCCCTCTCATATCACTGCTTCAGCGATTAGTCATCAGCCGTCGTCTGAACGTACAGGTACGTGACGCGGACCTGACCAGCCGTGGGCTGGCCGACAGACGTGACCGTCGCGGTGACGGTCGTAGTCGTGCCGATGTTGGCCATCGCCGTGAGCTGAGCGGCAGTCTGCGTGGGGAGCACGCGGACGCCGGTCTTCACGTTGACGCCGCTGGCGTACTGCGTACCGCCAGAAGTCGTGCCGATGGACAGGGTCGCCGAAGTGGCGCTGTTGTACTGCGTCAGCACGTCAACGATGGTCTGAACGATCTGCGAGCCAGCAGGCAGGTTGACCGTTGCGTTCTGGACCAGCGTCGCATCGAAGTTGATGAGGACCGTCTGCGAGAGGACGGCGAGGCCGATATTCGGGCCGCCGCTTTCGCCTGCGTTCTTGTCACCGGATGCGAGCGGGCCGCTCCATGTCGTCTGAGACATCTGTTTTCTCCTGATGAAGAAGGGAGGGGGCCGAAGCCCCCATCCCGGTTAGATGCCAGCCGTGCCGTACACGCCGCGCGGGTCGGTCCAGCCGAACGCGTAACGCTCGGTGGCCTTGTAGCGCATGCTGTCGGTTTCGAAGTCACCTTCCATCGACTTCTCAAGGCCGCGACGCATCGCGAGCTTGAGGCCTTCCGGCGCATCGGTCTGGACCCACCAAGCGGTGGTCGAGGTGATACGCGAAAGGTTGGCCTGACCACCGTCCAGCAGCCCCATGCTCTTCACGGGGTTGATGTCGTTGTTGCCAGTGCCAGCCCGGAGGACCGACTTCAGCAGCACTTCAGCCTGAAACACGTTCGAAGGACCAGCAACGATCTTCTTCGGCGTCAGACGGATGCGCTTGCCGTTGTTGTCAACCGCGTTGCGGATTTGCACGAGCATCTGCTCGAGCGAAGTCTGCGACAGGTTGGCAGCAGTCGAAAGCTGGTTGGAGAACGTGCCGGTGGCAATCGGGTGATCGGTCGCAACGAGCGCCTTGCCGTCGCCACCCGCATACGCGCCGTTGAAGGCACGGTTGAGGATGTTGGCGCCAAGGGTTTCCTTGGTTTCGATCAGCGACTGCGCGAGGTGGCGCGCATAGGTCTGACCGATACGGATGTGGTCGCCGTCTTCGACGAGCACCTTCGTCAGCGCGAATGCAAGGCCGTAGACCTTGTAGACGTAGCGCTGGATGAAGAGCACGCCACCCGACTGGTAGGTGACCGGCATGCCGTCCGGCAGTTCCGGCGCAGCACCGAAGCCGAACAGGACAGGCTCTTCGTGGTAGTTCCGGGGGATGCCCTTGAACTCCTTGAAGACCTGCGCCCACTCGTCTGCACGCTGGTCGTAGATGCCATTGAACTCTTCGTTGAGGATCGGCTCAACGATAGAACGAAAGTCAGTTGAACGCATCGGCGTAGCCATTGTTCAAGCCCTCCTTAGTACGCGGCCACGTCAGCGACGTTCTGATGTTCGCTGATCTGGACCTGAGCGATGACGTAGTTATCGCCCCAGTTGTTGTCGGGACCGGGCGTGATGCCGATCAGGCGGAGACTTGCGTTCGCAGCAGCAGACGCAACGTCGAGCATCATCTGGCTGATGCCGACCACAGTCGAGCCAGTGCCGACGGTGGTGAAGTCGTACTGCTTACCGATGTCGGTCACGTTCAGGGCAGCGTTGCTCTGGATTTCGTAAACGATGGTCGGGTCGAGCGTGACGTAAGCGACGATGTCCGTCGCAGCGGTCGATGCAGTCCACTTGTTGGAAACGCGACGGCGACCGTCCGTGTCCGTGAACTCAACGCCTTGGAAGGTGCCGATGAAGCGGTCGCCGATGGCGGCCACACCGATGGTGCCTTCGCCAGTCGAGGACGGAATGATCTTGACCGGCTGGTTCTGGAGAATGTTCGACGCGTAGCCCGTGAGGATCGAGTAAGCGGTGGGACGAACCACACCGCTCGGCGAGTACACGGGGCGGAGGCCGAACGGCTGAGAAACCGAAGACATAGCCTTATACCTCTTGTTGGTTGAACGAACCCGTTATTCGAAGATCGCGTAACGGGGGTTGTTTTCACGCATCTCGACCATGCCGTCACCTTCAAACAGGGTGCTGCCGGAACCTTCTGCCTGCTGCCGCATGATCTCAGCGGTCTCAGCCAGTTTGTTCTCCTCACGCAACGGAGCGTCGTGGTGAGCTTCCTGCATGAACCTCTGGTAGAGGCTCGTGGGCAGCTTAAACGCGATCATCTCGTTGACGCCGATCAAGCCCTGCCATTCGCCAGTCTTGATCGAGGCGAACTCCATGCCCGGAACTTCCGCTGCCTTAATCGGCTCGTAACCGAGCTGAATACGGCGATGGATCGGGTCACGAGGGTTCGTCGTCGTGAGCCAGCACACATGATAACCGGGAATTTCCGGCAGATCAGGAAGTGCGTCGTTAAACAGTTGTGCGCGGAACATCTCGAGCCGGTCGTCTTCAGTAACGGTGCGACTTTCGACGACCTTCCGGTCCATCATCGCGCGGTCCTGCCGACCTACATCCAGTTCCTTCTTCAGGCGATCATCAGTGCTATTCGTCATGTTGTCTCACTCCTTGGTTTCAGCGAGCCGAACTTTTGTCGTAAGCCTGATATGCCTTGAGCATCTGGTTGCGACGTGGAATGTCGTCCCAGATACCGGCGTCGATCATAGCCTGCTTTCGCTCGGGTGTCACGTAGATTTCTTTCTTGGTCGAAACGGGCGCATGCTCGCGCGTCGTTCCGGTCGGCGGGGCCTTGCGTTTGGCCGGTGCAGCGGTGCGAACATCGTCCCCGCTGTCTCCGATGCGAGCGGCGACGCGGCGCGTCAGCTCGTGCCAGTATTCCGGCGTCTTCGGGTCGTAGCCTGCGGCTGCGAGCTGGTTGTCGATCACCTTGGTGATGGCGCTGTCCTCGTCGCGACCGTTCGGGTCGTACCACGGGTTGGCGTCCATCCATTCCTTGGCGTAGTTGACGACGCGCGGATCGGGGCCGGGGTTGGCGTGCTGCTGGCGGGCCTGTTCGACCTGCTGCTTCTGCTGCCAGAGCGTCATGGCTTCCCGCTGCGCTTCGTCGCGAAGGCGCATGGCCGCCGCGACGTCGTCACCGTTGCCCGCCTCGACGGCACGGGCGATGATGCCCTCCGCCTGCTTCACCTCGGCCTGCACCTGCGCGAGACGCTGGTCGATGGCGTTGACGCTGCTGGCGAGGGTGTTGCCCTCAATCGCCGTGACGCGACGCAGGAGCGCCTCGTTCTGCTCGCGCAGAAGCTGCAACTCGCGGTCTGCGTTTTCCTTGGCCCGCTTGCGGACCTCACGACGCTTCTGGCGCTTCAGCCGGTTTTTGTTGACGATCTCGTCTTCGCTGTCGTCTTCGCTGTCGCCGAGACGCTGGTCGCCGTCGTCGCCATCATCCTCGTCAGCGTCGTCGTCCGCCTGTCCGTCGTCTTCGGCCTGCGCGTCGCCCTCTTCCGGCGGCTCGCCTTCGATGATGACGATGTCGTCATCGCCGTCGTCTTCTGTCATCTGATTGTCAGCCATGTTGTGCTCCTAGAGGAAAGCCTTGACGGCGAGCGGGTCACCCGTGACCTTGCCCACCAGATCAAGATCGTTGAAGATCACGACGATGGCCTCTTCTCCACCGTCGGTCTTAACCGACCAACGGTCGCCGCCGTAGCGGGGCACGCGCACGAAGTCGCCGACTTCGCACCACGACCCTTCGGGCCAGCTTTCCATTGTGTTGCGGTTTTTGAACGCGAGGCTGCCCATGTCGATGACCTTGGCGACCTGCGTGTTGTAGTGCTCCGTCTCGCGGACGTCAGCCGTGATGATGATGCCGCCCTTGGTTTTCGTCTTGGGCGTCCTGATCTGGCACAGGACGCGGCTGCCGAAGGGTTTTACACCCGGCTCGCAGGGCGGGAATGCTTCGTCGAGGCTGTCGTAGCCGAACTCGACGGTGTTTGCGTTGATCTGCATGTGTGCTCCATTAAAACTCGCGCTTGCTGTCCTCGGCCACGGCGTTGATGAGCACTTCCTTGGCGCGTTGCAGGCCTGCGTACAGGCCGACAGCGCGTCCATAGTCGAACTCGCTCTTGCCGGATGGCCTCTCCAGCGCCTCTACAGCCATCGCTGACTGTTCTGCCTCAAGGCGTTGGAGGAGGGTTTCAATTCTCACGCAGGCGTCTTTGCCGACTTGCCGACGGGCGGCATGATGCCCATCGCCATCTTCTTGTGCTGCGGGATCGCCGCCTCACTCGGCTTCGGGCTGACGCCGGAGGGCGTCGCGCTCTTCGCGTTGTTCTCTGCCATACTTAGTCCTTCCATGTCAGGGCTTTAACCGCCCACATTTGCGCACCTTGCGCCTCTGTGATCGCCACGCTTGCGAGGCGTGCCTGTTCTGGCGAGTGCCCGCAATCGTTCCGCAGCGCGATCATCTGGTCGATTGCGTCCGCAAAAGTCTGTTTGCAGCGGGCGACCGCGTCGTCGTTGCTCGGATTGAATGTCAGGCCAACGGCCTTCTGTCCGCGTGTAAGTTCCATCCGTCTGTCTCCTACGGGTTGGGGTTAATCCCGGTGCCAGTAGACACCGCGATGCGTTCGCCGGACATGATCTCGGCCTGCGCGAGCTGCATGGCCGTCTGATTGTCCTGTGCGTTCATGGTCAGGCGCGCGTTGATCTCAGCCGACTTGCGGGCGTCCTCGCGATCCTGCTTCAACTGCTCGAGTTGCTGCTCGATCTGGAGCTTCTGCTGCGTGAGCTGCGCCTCGATCTGGTCCTGCTGGGCCTGCGCCTGCATCTTCTGACCTTCAAGCTGCATCTGGGCCTGCGTCTTCTGGCCCTCAAGCTGGAGCTGCGCCTGATCGCGCTGCGCCTGTGCCTGCAACTTCTGGCCCTCGATAGCGACGCGCGGGTCTTGCGGCATCTGCGGCGCAAACTGCTGCATCAGCGCCTGAGCCTGCTGGATGATCGGCGGCAGCGACGCGAAGACGTCGGTCGCCTCGCCGACCACCGACTGCGACGCCTCGGCGAGCATCTGGTCGAACGCGCGCTTGGCTTCGTGATCCTTGAGGTTCTTCATGTCCTCGCTGATGTCGATGCCGGTGGCGTCCTCCGCCAGATTGAGCACGGTCGCCGCGTACCAGAGCGCGAGGTGCTCCTTGATGTGGTTGAGCATGACCGGCAGGAAGGCGGGGGCGATGAGCTGGCTCGCGCCGAGCACGGGGTTCGTCATGTACGCCAAGTGCGTCTTGAGGTGCGCGATGTGGTCCTGCTCGGGGAAGGCCAAGATCGGCTTGCCCATGGTCGCCGTGACGTTCTCGTTGACCGCGTTCTGCTGCTTCGGTGCCATCGGCGGGACCAGCAGCTCCTTGGCGTTCGGCACGCGCAGGGTCTCGAGCAGCCGCTCCTCGACCTTGCGGGCGTCGTAGAGCTGCGGCAGCGCAGCCGCGCGCTGCGCGACGGCCTGCACCTGCGCGAAGCGCTGGCTCTCGCTGAACAGCAGCGGGTCGCTGACCGGCACGACGTCCATCGGGCCGTTGAAGTCTGCGCGCGTCGCCAGCTCCTCGCCGACCTCGGCTTCGACGTCCTCGTCGTCCAGATACATGGCGTTGAGACGGTGCAGGATGCGCAGGGTCTTGCCCATGGCGTTGTGCAGGCGGGCGTGGATCGACGAGAAGACGACCATGCCCTCTTGGATCAGGGCCAGCGTCGTGCCGACCGGCGCGTTCGGGTTCTGGTCGGCGAGATTGTCCATGGACGTGCGGACGACGCCCTTGCCCGCGTCCACGACGAAGCCCAGCAACTGGAACAGCGTCGGCGACGGCGGGTTGAACGGGATCGGCATGGCCAGCTTGCGGACGTCGTCCACGTTGAGGCCGCCCTCGATCTCCTCGACCTGCGTCGGCTGGATGTTCAGCGACTGGCCGCCGCGCGTGCCGCCCTTCAGCTTGAGCATCGTCGGCACGTTCTGGATGTGCGCGCTGTCGAGCAGCGCACGCAGCGCGCCGGTCGCGGCAGCCGACAGGCCGCCGATCATGTGCGGCAGGCCAATCGGATAGGCGCCACGCCATGGGATGAACGGATATTCGACGAACCAGTCGAGTGCTTCCTTGCTCTCGTCCTCCTCGTCCCAGTTGCGATAGATCGCGAGCACCTTGCCTGACGGCTTGTCGATGCTGATGATGTACGGCGCGCTCCCCGTGCCCTCAATGTCCGCGATGGCGTGGCATTCGAAGACGGTGCGGAGGCCGTCCTCGTTGTAGCTGGTGTCCGTGCGGCCCTCGATCTTGTCGTTGGCCTGATCGGCTGCCGAGCGGTCAGGCTCGAGGCCGGGCGGCGTCAGATCGACGTCGCGGTACATGCCGGACTTGACGCGCATCTCATAGTCGAGCTGCGTCAGGTACTGGACGTGCGTCTTGCGCTGCGCGGTGTAGAAGTTGGTCGCGGCGAACGGCAGGTACATGTCGTCGATCATGACCGCGAGGAAGCCGGGGCGGTTGCGCGCCTCGTCCCACGACAGCTTCAGGTACTGGGCGCCGCCGAGCGGCACCTGCGTCAAGAGCTGCTCCAGCTCGCTGCGGAACTCGGGGTTCTGCACGGTGAGCTGCCAGTTCATGAGCGCCGTCTTGCGCTTGGCCTTCTGGAGTTTCTTGAGGGTGACCTCGCCTTCGATCAGGTCTTTGGCCGGACCCTGCGGCGGCAGCAGCTCCTTCACCGCGCGTGCGGCGAAGTCGATGCAGGCCTCGGTCAGCAACGGGTGGACGACCTTCGACGCGCCGTTGAATTGCGCGCCGCCGGGCGCGTCGTCGCCGAGGCCGGTGCGGCGGATGCCTTCCTCGTACTGCTCGTCGCGCTTCTTGCGCGCCTCTTTGTCCTTCGTGATCAGCTCAAGGAACTTGGTCGAGATGACGTTCAGCTCGGGGTCGGACATCGTCTCGGCGAGGTTGTCGTAGAACGCGCTGTCGCCCTTGGCGGGCACGTCTTCGTCGAGCGTGACGATAGCTCCTCCGTCTTCGGTGTCCTCGACGTCGCCATCTTCGGCACCGTCAAATTCCACCATCTCGCCGTCGAGCTGATCTTCGTCTTCCATGACCTGTCCTTATGCCGCGTACGGGTTCTGTATCACTTTGGGCGGTGGTTTGTCCATCTCGCGCTTTTCGGGCTTCAGCGCGCCGAGCATGGACTTGTCCATGCACAGCCGCATCGCCTGCGTCGTGCTGTCCACGTAGTCGTCGTGCTTGATGCTGCCGCTGCCCGTGAACGAGCAGAGCTGGCTGATCAGCTCCTCGGTCCATGTGCGCGGCTTGCCGGGGTGCCGGTCGCTCTCGGGCAGCCAGACGCGGTGCCGCGCGAAAACAGGGCTGACGGCGTGCAGCCGCGTCAGCTTGTCGGCGCGACCGGGGTTGTACGCATACGCCTCGATCCCCTCGCGCTCGAGCATCTGGCGCAGGCTGATGCCGCTGCCCTTGTCCTCGATCAGCAGGATGTCGGGCTTGCGGCCAGACGTCTGCGGCTTCGAGCTGCCGAACATGGGCTTGATCAGCGCGGCGTCCTGATCGTCGCCGTAGCTGACGCGCAGCTCCTTCTTCACGCGGGTGATCAGGTCGGGCAGGCCGAGCTGCTCCTGCCAGCAGTCGAGGAGCAGGACGTGCCCGACGTCCTTCGACCGGAAGACGCCCCAGACCGTGCATGCGCTGAAGTCGGCGTCGCCCGTCCGCTTGTCGCGGGTCGCCTCGGTGTACGCGGTGTCGAGCGACATGATGATCCAGTCGAAGACCGGCAGCGGCTTCTTGGCGGGCCACAGGCCGAGCCAGCTCCGCTTGATGATGCCCGCCTCTTCGGGGTCGATCAGCTCGCCGTACAGCTCCTGCCGACCGATGGTCGTGCCCTCGTACTGCTCGAGCTGCTTGAAGAAGCTGTCGGGCAGGTTCGCCTTGTTGTCGAACGTCGAGCCGCGCACGATGATGCGGCCCTGCTTGGGCTTCGTCAGCGTGCGGATGATCCCCTTCGGCTTCGGCGTCGTCGTCCAGAGCACCTGCGGGTTGGAGCCGAGACGCAGACCGAACATGGCCATGTCCCATGTGTCCTCGTCGTACGACCACGCGGCCAGCTCGTCGAACCAGCCACGGCAGTGCTGCGGCCCGCGCAGTCGCTCCGGCTTCTCAGCCGTGAAGCCGCGCAGCGTGGTGATGTCGCCCATGACGTTGCGCATTTTGATGACCATGTCGGACTTGTTGTACTCGACGAGCAGCTCGGGCGGCAGGACGGACAGGATGCCGCTCTCGCCCTCGAAGCATGTGAACTTCACGTCCTGATAGGTCGGCGCGATGACGGCGCTGTCGAAGCCGCTTGGGTCTTCGTACGCGGCGCGCGTGATCCACTCGGCACCGACGCGTGTCTTGCCGAAGCCGCGCCCTGCGAGCACGCCGCACTCGGTCCAGTCGCCGACGGGGATGAGCTGGCTGGCGCGCGCGGTCGCCGCCCAGCGCCGCTGCCAGTCGAGATAGACGCGCTGCTCGGGCGTGAGCTGCGCGAGAAGCACCTCCGGCTCGGCACGGGGGAGGATGAGCGTCACACGTCACTCCACGGGATGCGAGAGAGGCGAAGGTGCGCGGCGCCGTAGAGAAAGGCGCAGGCCTCCATCGTGGAGTTGCGACCGCCTCCGAACATCTCATAGCCCTGATCGGCGGCGATGGCGATTGCGATGGTCTCGACGTCGCCGTACTTGCCCGCCTCGATGTTGTCCGCGAGGTTGCGCAGCATCTGCACAGGGTCTTTGTGCTGCGGCGGCTTGATTTCGCCGACGACATTGAGGCTAGGCTTTGTCACGCGCGGGCGTCGTTCCGATAGAGCGTCAGCGTCTCGCGAAGCTGCGCGTTGGTGTCGCGGATGCGGTCGTAGCGCTCGTTCGACTGGCCGAGGGCGTGCTCGAGGGCGAGCACCTCACGCTCGAGGCTGTCGAGGGCGCGCTCCAGCTCGCGGATGCGGCGCCACGGACCGAGTGGTGCGCGCCAGTTGAAGCCGTGCGGCACGGCGAAGTGTAGACGGCGCGTGCGCCTGTTCCAGTCGATGTAGAGGCTGAACCACGGCAGGGCGAGGATCGCGCCCTTCGCCTTCGGCTCCCACATGACGTTGAGGCCCGGCTTGACCAGCTCGCCCTCCTTGCGGCGGCGGATCACTTGTCGGCCTTCTGCGTGCGCAGGGCCTCGGCGAGGCTGCTCACGAGCGCAGCCGTATCGACGTTGCCCTCGACCTTCAGCGCCTCGCCGTCCTTGTTGCCGACATCGACGATCTGCTTCTCGCCGTACTTCTTCGGCTTGAGCTTGCCCATGGCCCACTTGCGCGTGTCGATGCGCACACGCTTGTCCTGCGCCTCGAGCAGCGGGTCGTCCGCGATCTCGAGCATCTCCTCGAGCATGTCCTCCGTGGCGGCTTCCCGCGCACGCGCATACTGCTCGGCGAAGGCGGGGAAGCGATCCAGCCACACGTACACGGTCGAAGCGTTCGGGAACTCCTCGCTCTTGCAGATGCGCCGCAGGCTCAGCCCCTCCGTGAGCTTGTCACAGATGAGGTTTCCCATCTCTTCGGTGTAGGTGCTAGGGCGTCCGGTCATAGTCTGCGTGCTCCGTATCGTGACAGGGCTTCCAGTGATGCGACCCATATACGATCAACTGGTTCGAAGAGCAAGCCCAGCGCAACTTGTAATATTTTACAAGTAGCTTCGGACACCCGTTGGACAAGTGGACAGACACCACCCCCCCCTCTTAGGGAGGGGGGTGGGCGTGTCCATGTCCGGCTAAAGCACGACGACGGTGTCTCCCTGTGATGCGATGAGCGACGCCTCCTCCAAATTTTCTTTACCGCGCTTGTACGCTCGGGCGACACTTTCCGGCTTGATCCCCTCGTTCGATTTATGCGCCGCGAACATCTTCCGCAGCGTGCTGTCGTCGCACCGCCCGCCCTCGTCCTCGAGGATCGTCAGGATGACCCCAGCCTTGCCATCGGCCACCTCAGCGATCTTGGCCGCCTTCGACCCGTCCTTCACCACCAGCGTCGAGAGCGGCTTGCCGTACGCGTCCAGATACTCATCCAGCACATGCGTCACCAACTCAAGCGAGATCGGCTCGCTCTCGATCCCGTCCTTGACCTTCCGGTGGTACAGCGTCGCCATGTTGCTCGACCCAGTGCGCACCACCTCGATCTGGCTGTCCACGTCGTTCAGCTTGGCGACGCTGCCCATGTAGCTCCCGCCCGTCTTCGTGGCGTGATCGACGACCATGAAGGCCAAACGCCGCTCGCAATGCTCGTGCGCGTCCTCGATCATGTCCCGCAAACCCTTGATGTATGCGCCCACATTGACTTTGTCGTCGCCGCTGGACGTCTGCGAGTACGTGTCAATGATAACCAGCACAGCCTGCACATCGTCGTACGCAAACTTCACGTCCGGCGTGTAAGTCCGGTACGCGGCTTCGAACGCCTCGCTCTCGGTCTCATCCTCGTAATCCACGTCGTCGAAGATGTCCCCAAGCAGCCCCTTCAACATGCCCCTGAGCCTGATCTGTCCAAGGCGTGTGTCGAGCATGGGCCGCTCCGTCGCCACGCAGAGCGACCCGAAGCGCCCTGCGGCCCTCTCCGCACCCGCACGGCGCGCGTGGAGCGACATTCCGCCCTCCGCCCCCACGTACACCACGAGGCAGTCCTCCGTGTGCCTCCCGAGCCACGAAGCACCATCCGACGCAGCCACCGCGATGGACATCGCCGCAAACGTCTTGAAACTCATCGACGCGCCGTACAGCCACGTCACGCCGCGATCCGGCACCAGCCCCTCAACGATGTCATACCGCTCGTGCGCCGTCGCCAGCACATTCTCGGGGTTCGACCAGTCCTTGTCACCTTTCCACATGTCCAATTCTCCTTGCTAGACAGACACGCTCTATAGCAAATGTCCGTCCACCGCAAGGGGCGAACGCAGACGGACACCCGCAAACCTACTGAAGCCCACGTCCGTCCACCCATCCGCTACAACTTGCAAAATTTTACAACTATTTTTCAATAAGGGGGTTGCAATCCTTTTTGGCCTGTGGCAGAGGGTGATTGTCAGCAACAAGGAGACACCGACATGACCCTCAAGATCGTAACCCTCCGCTCTCGCGTCGGCACCTATCACAAGGGCTACTCGCAGGGCGGCGCGTTCTGCAACAGCCGCATGTGCGTGAGCGTCGCCGACGACGCGCATGTCGCCGCAGCATCGCCTGAGATGTTCTGCGAGAAGTGTTTCCCCAACGGCAAGCCCGCCTAACCAACCGGGGGCTTCGGCCCCCACCCACCACCACAGGAGACAGTACCAATGCCCGTAACCAACCCGAACACCTTCCACGGCTTCGACGTCGTCATCCGTCCCGAGCTGAGCGGCGCGTACAGCGTCTGGCGGCGCGACAAGCAGATCAGCATCGGCACGGCAGGCGCGGCGCGCATGATCGCCGTCGCAGCCCACCTTCGCGATCTGTCCGTCTACGACGAGGAGAGCGACTGCGCCCTCTCGGACGACCTCAACCTGCCCATCGCGAGAGCGAACCTCAGCGGCCACATTCGCGCGGTCAGGGAGGGATGACATGACCCAAGACTATGCCGTCAAGATCACCGTACGCAACGCGCGCATCCTTTCGCGCATGCGCGAGTGCAATGTGACATCCGCCAAGCAACTCGCCGACATGGCGGGCCTGTCCTACATATCGGTAGTTCAAACCATCGCCATGAAGCGGCCAGCCTACAGCGAACGGCGCGACGACTATACGGACACCGCCCAGCGCATCGCGGCTGTCCTCCGCTGTGATCCAGACGACCTGTTCACCGACGCGCAGCGCACGATGCGGCTCGAGAAGAACTCGATGGAGACGTTCGTCGATGAGCCGACGATGGCCATGCTCGCAAGCTCAAGCGCTGAACGCCAAGTCTGGCAGCGCAGGGAGCTGGAGCATCTCATGGGCATCTTGGGAGATCGTGAGAAGCGCATCGTCACTGCACGGCTGGAGGAGCGGACGTATGAAGACATCGGGCAGGAGGAGGGGGTCCACAGAAATAGGGTACACCAGATCGAGAGGCGCGCCATCCGCAAGATGAAAGGCGCAGCCTTCCGCAATGACCGCGACTTCAAACTCAACGGCGTCTCGCCGTACACAGGCCGAAAATAATTTCAACTGGGGGGTTGCATCCCCTCTCGGCTTCTGGCAGAGAGGGGATGTCAGCAACACAGGAGCACACGACATGAACAACACACGACGCAAAGAGATCGCCCGCATCCGGGGCCAGCTCGAGGAGCTGAGCGCCAAGCTCAGCGAGCTGCACGGCGACATCGACAACGTGCTCAGCGAGGAGCAGGAGGCGTTCGACGCCATGCCTGAGAGCCTCCAAGAACGGCGGCCAGACCATGCAGACGGCCCTCGACAACCTCCAGAGCGCGCTCGACGAGGCCGACACATTCATCTCCGCAGTCGATGACTGCGCCAACTATCTCGAGGAGGCAGCTCAGTGATTACGCCCCAGATCAACATCAACGGCAGCAGCAAGGACGACCTGCTCATGCCGCGTCTCAAGGCTCTGGACTTGATCAACGACGCCATCGAGGCGCTCAAGCAGGCCACGCCGAACGGCAGGGACTACCCCGGCAACGCCGTCGCCTGCACCGCCGACCGTGAGGCGCACTACGACCGCCTGAAAGCGATGCGCAAGCTGTACGACGAGATCATGGCCGAGGCTGTGTACATCAACAGTCAGACCTCCATGCAGGAGGCCTAAGCCATGCGAGACTACGTCCACCAATACCCCGCCAAGTACAGCGGGCCTGTGCCCCCGTGGCCC